AGCTGGTGTGCGTCGCGGTGTAATTGACAATGCTGAGCGTATTGGTTATGTTAATGGTCAGACTGGTGAGTTTGTGACAATTGCCACAGGCCAAGGCCTGCGCGATGTGTTGTACACCAACAAGATTAACCCAATTACTTTCATCCCAGGTGTTGGTATTACTAACTATGGTAACAAGACCGAAAGTGCAATTTCTAGTGCGTTAGATCGCATCAACGTTGCACGTTTAGTTGCTTATATCCGTAACAGATTGAATGAAATTGGTAAACAATTTGTATTTGAGCCAAACGATCAAATCACTAGAAACGAAATCAGCAATGCAATTGATAGTCTGATGGTTGATTTAGTGGCCAAACGTGGTATCTATGATTACCTAATTGTTTGTGATTTAAGCAACAATACACCAGCACGTATTGATCGCAACGAATTGTATGTAGACATTGCAATTGAGCCTGTGAAAGCAGTTGAATTCATCTACATTCCAGTGCGTATCAAGAACACTGGAGAATTAGCAGCGGGTCAGACAGCTACGTCTGCCGCGGCTTAATTGGACATAAATAAAGTATATTAGGAGATAACACATGGCGGTTGCATCACTTACAAGAATGACAGTGCCTTTGGCTAGTGACCAAAGTAATCCCAATCAGGGATTGTTGATGCCTAAACTCAAGTATCGCTTTAGAGTGATATTTGAAAACTTAGGAGTATCGACTCCTCGAACTGAATTGACAAAACAAGTAATTGATTTTACTAGACCGTCGGTATCGTTTGAAGAAATTCCCATCGAAATTTACAACAGCAGAATGTATCTGGCTGGTAAACACACATGGGAACAATTAACAGTCAACCTACGTGACGACGCCAGTGGCGAAGTTGCAAGGTTGGTTGGTGAGCAGTTACAGAAACAGCTTGACTTTGTTGAGCAAGCATCGGCTGCTGCCGGTATTGACTACAAATTTTTAACACGTTGTGAAATACTTGATGGTGGAAATGGCGCCAAAGAACCAGTTGTATTAGAAAACTGGGAAATTTATGGTTGCTATCTAAGCCAGGTCAATTACAATGATTTGAACTACGGTTCAAATGAGGCTGTGACAATGACTCTACAAATTCGCTTCGACAATGCTATACAGACACCAATTGGTTCTGGTGTTGGTGCAACTGTTGCACGTTTGGCTGGTACGGTAGTTACAGGTGTAGGAACAGCTGGCGCCGGCGCCATTTAAAACTAAATGGCTTTTGGTCAGGACTTTCTCAAAGCTTTCTTTGGGAATGATTATGTCAAGGATTATACCCATGCGTCGAAAATTTTTCGTACAAATGGGTATGAAAACGCACCCAAGCTTAAATTTCTTTTTCATGTTTACTTTACACTAAACACACTGGAAATTCCAGCCCTGGCAAACATCTTTCAAGGTACTGACCAGGCCACAATTGGTCTACTGGTTAAAACAGTAGACCTTCCCAAATACAAAGTAGATGTTGAGACATTAAATCAATACAATAGAAAACGATTGGTACAAACAAAGATAGAGTATCAACCAGTGTCAGTGAAGTTTCACGATGACAATGGTGATTTAATTCGTAATCTATGGTACAACTACTATTCTTACTACTACAAAGATCCAACTCAGGCCTATCGAGGACAAACGCCATTGAATGGCAGTATTGGTCCCAGCGCCACGCTTAGTAATGGATTTAACTACAACAATCGAGACATCTACTCCAACGATAGATATGTCAATGACTGGGGTTTCATTGGAGAAAGCTACAGTGATGGCACAAATAGTCAATCTGGCAAACCACCCTTTTTCAAAGACATCAGCATTTATGGTTTTGACCAACACAAGTTTTTTGAATATGTGTTGATTAATCCTGTAATTGAAGAATGGAATCATGACACATATGATTACTATCAAGGTGACGGCGTTATGGAAAACGCTATGACCATTCGTTATGAAACTGTGAAATATTATTCTGGTGCAATAGGCGCCACTGTGGCCACCCAAGGAAGTACAAACGTACAAGGGTTTGCAAATACAAACAACTATGACCAGAATCCTAGCCCACTGTCAAGACCTGGTGGCACACGAAGCATCATCGGACAGGGTGGACTGTTGGATGCTGGTATAGGAATCATACAAGACTTGCAATCAGGCGGTGTGGCTGGAGTCGTGGGTGCTGTGCAAAAAGCCGGCACTGTTTATAACACTTTTCAAAATGCCAATCTCAAGGCAGTGGTGCAACAAACAGCCACTGACGCACTTAAACAAATCACCAACAATGCTATTAGCGGCAGTCCAGCTATTGGTACCAATGTCATCAACGGTGGTGTAATTTCACCATCTATACTGAGCACAGGTATTGGTACTGGCGGTATACCCACTGGCGGCACTATACCCACAAATACTCCAGTTATATCTGGTGGTATACCTTCAACTGGTGCTGGCTTAAACAAACCAATATTTCCAGTACCTCTTAGATAATCAAAGGAGTCTTTCATGGGAACAGTAAACGCTCCAAACAATAACCTGGATCCAACAGTACGAGTCTATGATAGATTCTACGGATTTGATGTTCAAGTACCTACAGAAGAATGGGACATAGTCAACAGTTTTTTTGCCAGCGTTTTTAAAACCAAGGTAGCCGCTGCCAACTTTTCAACTGCGCTATTTCGTGTGGCTCAAGAAACAAACGTTCCTGTGCTGACTTTGTTGTCTCAAATGCAAAATCAAAACGGCATACAAGTCACTGGACAACTAGCGTATTATCTCAATTCTTTAAGAAGCCCATCAACTTTACTGGGCGTTAACTCTACACTGACACCTAATTTTTACACAGCTAGAAATATCCTGCCATGACAAATTTTGCACAAGGCGTGTACAAGGTTCAAAATCCAAAGAAGTACGTGGGCAAAGGTGAACCCAGATATCGCAGTGGTTGGGAACATGCATTTTTTCGATTTTGTGACAACAATGATGCTGTGTTGGAATGGGCCAGCGAAGCCATTGCCATAAAATATCTACATCCATTAACTGGAAAACAAGCCAACTATATTCCTGACGTTTTTATTAGATATAGAACACGCAACAACAAGATATGCACAGAGATAGTCGAAATCAAACCAAAAAAACAAAGTGTAATTGAGAGCAAAATGAGCGATCGTGACCGAGTAGTAGTGGCAATTAATCATGCCAAATGGGCCGCCGCCCATGCCTGGTGTAAACGAGCCAACATAGTGTTTAGAGTCATCACCGAGGATCAGATGTTCCACCAGGGAACAAAAAAGCGGTAAATACCGCATGACCCGTAAACTTGAAGAACTTTTTGATCTAGCACCAACTGAGACTGACGGAATAGTAGACGCCAACGATTTTCAGTCCGGTGACGACATTGAAAAAAACCTCCCCATATTGCCCGAAACATTGGCAGCCATTGACAAAATTGAACAAGCACTACCGGCTGTGCGAGGCCTTGAAGCCAGCGATGTTGAAATGGATTCCCTTGCAAACAAAGCCACAGAAAGCTTTGATGACTTGATGAATCTTGGCATGCAAGTGGACAGTCGATATGCCAGTGAGATTTTTTCTGTGGCAAGTCAGATGTTGGGCCATGCCATCACAGCAAAGACAGCTAAAATGAATAAAAAACTCAAAATGATTGACTTGCAATTAAAGAAAGCAAGGCTGGATCAAATTGAAGGCAACGGCTCTGGTGTACCCAATGGCGAAGGACGAGTAATTGATAGAAATGAATTACTAAAACACCTGGTGCAACGATCCACGGAAAAAACCAATAGCGGTAAATAACATATAGGACTCTAAGCATGAAAACATTTGCGCAATACTTAACTGAAAGCGAAAAAACCTTTGATTACCGCATTAAAATTGTGGGTGACCTTGAATCAGGTTTTGCTAAAAGCTTCAAAGATGGTTTGAAAAAATTTGACCCAGTAAAAATTTCGGAACCAAAGAAAACTCCAATCCAGGCCAAGCCCGGTGGGTTTCCGGCCTTTACCAACGAACCAGTAAACATCATTGATGTAACATTTCGATATCCTGCAACACCGCCACAAATTCAACAAATGGCAGAGTTGCTGGGCCTTGATGCCAACCGACTAGCAGTCAACGAACTGCACTGGCAAGAAGGTATGGACAAAGAACTTCTTGGTATTGAAGATCAAAATGTTGACCTCTTAAATTCAGACTATCCTGCACCCACTGCAGAACAAAAAGAATTAAAGAAAGACTACGGTGCACCAGCACACGATAAGTCAGTGGTGAAAAATTCAGCCAGTGATGCCAAGTGGACTGTGGCTGGCGGAAAAACACCCACAGCAGAAACCACCAATGATTTACCAATGGGTGTTAAGAGCCCAATGACAACAATCAATCGACCACCCAAGCCTGCTACCGGCTTCCAGAAATAAGGAAACAAACATGACATTTTTTTACGACTTAAACAAAAAATTAGATAGTATTCGTGCAAAGCCGGAGCTGACCCATGGACAACTAAATGAAGGCAAGAAGCCCGACTTTTTGGATCTAGACAAAGATGGTGACAAAAAAGAGCCAATGAAAAAGGCAGTTGCTGACAAAAAAGCAGGTCCCAAGAAAGGTGTAAATCCCTTTGCCAAGAAAGAATCAGTTGAAGAAGCAGCCAAGTGGCGTGATCCCAAATTCAAAGACAAGTTGTACACACAAGAGCCACGTGATTATGACCAGTATGATTATGGCGATGACGATTACTACAATCCAAAACCAGATGACTATCCCGGCGAAAAGAATTTAAAAGGTGGCGGCGCATTTAGTCACAATGATCCTTTACAAAAAGGACAAGGTATTGGTCGCAGTGGAATCAAGCATAGCATACTAGATCGTGGTCCAAGAAAAGGTCTTCCATCAAGAGACCAAATCACCAGCCTCAAAGGCAGTATCAAAGACGCACATGGCACACACGCACGGCCCAATCTACCTGAAGCAGTTGCAGACTCAGTGCGCAAAGAGTCCACAGAAAAAAACACATTGCAAAAGTTGTTGACTGAACACAGCAGTGAAGTTAAAATGTTTATTCGTGGTGCAGAACTCAATGACAACTTGTACAGTGATCTGTATGACCATTGGCGCAATCAAATGCCACCAGGTATTGCCAAAGCAACCACAGGCGACCCAATGACTTGGATTAGTCACAAGCTTGCCGGTGTGCTCAGTGAAAGTTGGGCAGAGTTTGGTGTTGACGAAAACGAGGTATCTCCCAAGATTACTTTTGCTGACAAAATTGCCGGTGCAAAAAAAGAAGTTGACGAAATGCTGGGCGACGTTGCTGCCGAAGCAATGCGTGGTGCATTGAGTGGTGGTCAGAAGAAACTAGATAAAAACAAAAACGGCAAACTAGATGCCATGGACTTTGCTTTGTTGCGCCAAGGCGGCAAGCAAAAAACCACTGAAGATGACAAAGAAGATCTCAACCCGTTTACAAACTACAAAAAGCCTCGCAAAGAAAATCCCCGAGCCGGTGATGTTGAACACGGTTCTAAACACGATATCAAACACACATCAACT